GACGACGAGCACATGCTGGCCGAGCTGTACCTGCCCGATGTCGTCCTCCGGTTCCGGACCCGCGACAAGTGGACGAGTTCATCCAAGCGCGTCTGGGAGGCGGCCGAGTGGGGAGGCGCATCCTCCATCCGCAACCCCATCGGCGTGGTGCCCATCATCCCGATGATCAACCGTCCCCGCCTGTCCCGGCTCCGTGGCAGTGCGGTGGACCCCGACGACGATGGTGGCTCGGAGTTGTCCACCGTCATCGGCAACCAGGACCACATCAACGCCTACCGGATGATGTGCGTCGTGGCGTCCGAGTTCGCATCCTTCCGCCAGCGGTGGGCCATCGGTCTGGACGTCCCCATCAACCCCTCCACGGGGCAGCCGATGGAGCCGTTCAAGCCCGGAGTGGACCGGCTGTGGGTGGCGCCGGCCCCGAACCCGGAGGACTTCCCCGATGCATCGCAGGCACCACGGGTCCAGTTCGGGGAGTTCGACCAGACCGACACCACCGGGCTGCGCGACATGATCAGGGACGAACTGCGGCGCATGGCCACCAAGGCCCAGATGCCGTATCACTTCCTGCTGGAGTCGCAGACCGTGCCGCCGTCGGGCGAGTCCATCAAGAGCGCCGAGGCGTCGTTCGTGATGAAGGTCGAGGACGCCCAGGTGAACTTCGGCGAGGCGTGGGAGGAGGTGTTCCGTCTCAACTTCCTATGGCGGGGCGACCCACGCGCCGACGTGGTGGACGCGGAGGTGTTCTGGACGGCCGCCGAGAGCCGCGCCGAAGCCGTGCTGACCGACGCCATGACCAAGGCGAAGACGTTCGGTGTGGCCGACGAGATGCTGCAGGAGCGGTGGGGCATGTCGCCCCAGGAGATCGAGCGCAACCGCCAACTGATGGCGGACCAGCCCGCACCACCGCCGAGCGGCTTCCCGCCCTCGGATGACGCCCCGGCAGGACCGGATGCATAGACCTATTGCATATGCAGGATGGAGTGGATAGGATGGACGGAGACACGGGCGCGACCGATCCCCAGGCGGGAGACGTCGCCCAGCCCCAGGTGGGCGCCACGCAGAAGGCCCAGGCGGCCAGCGCGGAACCGGCAGTCGATGTAGCCACCATCGCGCAGGAGCGCGACGAGGCACGCCGTGAAGCTGCTAAGTACCGCACCGAGGTCCGACGCTTCGAGCAGGAGCGCGAGGCCGCCAAGCGAGCCGGAGAGTCCGAGCAGGAGCGCAACCAGCGCGAACGTGCGGACCTGGAGCGCGAGCGGCAGGCGTTCGTCGCAGAACGTCAGGACTTCACGTTACGGCAGGCGGTCACCGGCGCTGCCACCGCTCTCGGCTTCATCGACCCTGACGACGCCTTCGCCCACCTTGACCGCTCCGCGATCGAGTGGAGTGACGACGGCAAGCCTCGCGGCCTGGAGCGCCAGCTGCGGTCCATCCTCGAGCGCAAGCCCCACCTCCTCAACCCCAATCGAACGGCGACCGTCACGCGGGGCGTCCAGTCCAGCGGTCGCGTTGGCGACTCGAACATGAACAGCCTCATCCGGCAGGCGGCCGGACGCAACACATAAGGCGACCCACGCCACCCCGTCCGGTCTGAGTGCGAGTGCTGACCGGAACCGGGCTCCCTACTCGCGGGAGACCACCCGATGCCCTATTCAAGCATCATCTCGCGGACGGATGCCGCGGCCCAGATCCCGGAGGATGTGGCAGCCGCCATCACGGGCATCGTGGCCCAGAAGTCCGCGGCCCTCACCATGTTCCGACAGGTGCAGATGAGCCGGGCGCAGACCCGTATCCCTGCCCTCAGCGCCCTGCCCGTGGCGTACTTCGTGACCGGGGACACCGGCCTGAAGCAGACCACCGAGGCCGGCTGGGAGAACAAGTACCTCAACGCCGAGGAGATCGCGGCCATCGTGCCCATCCCCGAGGCGGTCCTGGACGACGTGGACTTCGACGTCTGGGCGTCCATCCGTCCGCTGCTGGCTGAGGCCATCGGCCGGACGCTGGACGCGGCCATCTTCTTCGGCACCAACGCCCCGGCGGCTTGGCCCGATGACATCGTGACCGCAGCCGTCGCGGCTGGCAACACGGTGGACACCAGCGCCAACGCAGCCGGCGCGTCTGGCGGCAACGCCCAGAACTTCTCGGACCTCTTCGCGACGGTGGAGGCCGACGGGTACGACGTCAACGGCGTCATCCTCAACCGCGTCTGGCGCGGCCGCCTTCGCAGCGTCCGGTCCACGACCGGCGAGGCTCTGGGCGATCAGGTCAGCCCTACCAGCATCTTCGGTATCGAGGGCGACCGCCTGACCTACCCGATGCGTGGACTGTGGCCCGCCGTCTCCAACGGCAACGTCTCGGCCATCGTGGGCGACTTCACGCAGGGCCTCATCGGCGTCCGACAGGACATCACCTATAAGGTGCTCGATCAGGCCGTCATCCAGGACAACACGGGCGCGATCATGTTCAACCTCGCGCAGCAGGACATGGTGGCGCTCCGCGTCGTGGCCCGCTACGCGTGGCAGGTGCCGAACCCGCTGAACCGCGACCAGGCGACCGAGGCGGACAGGTACCCATTTGCCGTGATGACCGAGTAGTCACCCCCTGACCGATAGGCGGGGCGGCTGCGTCCGTCCCGCGGAGGACTCCGATGCCCGATACCTCACCCCTCGTCATCACCCTCGCCACCACCCCGGTGGCGGCTGCCGCAGCCGCGGCCGATGCGTCCGGAGCCTACGTGGTGGCGCCCTTCGCGGGCACCGTCACGGCGGCGTCCTTCATCGCTGCCGCAGCCACCACGGGCGCGAACACCGAGTCGCGCACCTACCAGCTGCACAACCGTGGGCAGGCGGGCGCCGGCACCACGCTGGTCGCCTCTCGCGCCCTCGTGTCCGGCACGAACAACGCGGCCGACGACGCCAACACCATGACCCTCAGCGCCACCGCGGCCGACCTCGTGGTCGCCGAGGGCGACGTGCTCGAGCTCACCAGCCTCCACGTCGGCGCTACCGGCCTCGCCGGCCAGGCCGGCTTCGCCACCGTCCAGTTCACCCGCAGCTAGGAGGACGCCACGATGGCAGACAAGGCAGAGAAGGCACCGCAGGGCGAGTCCCTGGAGGAAGCCACCAAGAAGGGCTACATCGGCACCACGCCCGATGACACCCCGAACGAGGCGTACACCGTCGGCGGTGTGACCTCATCGAACAAGGCCGCCGAGGCCGACCGCACCGCGGATCGCGTCATCACCCGCGACGACGTGGCACCCGCAGCCAAGCCCAAGGGCTGACCCCACCGTGTCACTGACCACCGTCCTCGATGTCCGAGCCCTGGTCGAGACTGCCATCGGAGACGACGATCTCCAGGACGTCATCGACCGTGAGGAGGCGCGGCTGGCACGCCGCATCGGCCCCCTCACCGGCGAGAGGACGGTGGTCATTCCCAGCCCGCCATACAACCAGCCCATCCGCCTCTATCGAGCCGCCACCGCTGCGACCGTGGAGGACAACGGCACCGAGGTGGACGTCACCGTGCATGGCGGCTACATCTACCGGGGCGCTGACACCTACACCCCGCTCACCTATTGGGTGGGTCCGGTGTCGCTGACCTACACCCCCGATGACGAGCTCGAGGTCCGGGCCGGAGTCATCGAGATGGTGCGCGACGCACTGGCACGCTCGCCCTACCAGTCCGAGAGCATCGACGGGTACAGCTACAACCGCGGCGCTGGTGCCTTCAGCCTGGCGGCGCTGGTGCGGAGTCTGACGTTCGGCGGCTCAGGGCAGCCCTACACCCTGACGCTATCGGCGCGACCATGATCGGCACCAACCTCCTCATACATCGCGTCGTGGTCATCAGCCGCGAGGGCACGGGCGAGTTCAACGATTACAACCAGGAGGTCATGGCCGAGTCCGCGGGCGACGTGCTGGCTGCTCGTGTCACGCCCAAGGGCGGCGAGGAGATGGCGCAGTTCAACCAGGCGGGCGCCATCGTCACCGACCACACGATGCGCGTCGGTCCGACCTCCATCAGCGGCGGCGACGTGGTACGCCACGATCCGGACGACGGCAGGCGGTACGAGGTGGTCGGTGTCCGCGACGCCGCAGGCATGGGCCACCATCTCATCGTTGACCTGCGGATGGTCAGCGCCTGATGGCCGCGCAGCGCGACGCGAAAGGCCGGTTCATCGCAGGGTCTGGTGCTGGTCCGGTGGTGCGA